TATTTGTTCCTGAAATGACAACAGAAGTTGACTACTCTATTCTTGATGATGAGGACTTAGACGGTGAGTTAAGTGATATGGCTGACGGAGTAAAGAAAGCTATTCAAATTGAATTTGAAGCAGAACACTACGAAGAAGCTTCGGAATTAGTTAAGTTTTGGAGAGAAAGACAAGCGTATTTAGGTGGTATGATTATAGAATACTTAAAAGCTGAAAAGGATAAACTATGATTCTTAAAAACAAATTGTTTTATTTATCTAATTCTCAATACGGAGGATGGGTATCTTTTTCATACCACCTATCCAAAATATTAAATGAAGACCACGTAATTAAAGTTAAAGATACTTTTAAAGGTGGAAGTCAATTTTATGGAGATGTAAAATATAAAAACATCAAAAAAATTGCAATACATAATTTTAGTAACCCAATAATATTAGCAGTAGACAAAGCACATTATGAATTATTGAAGTATTTTAAAGACGCTACTATTGTCATACACGACCCAACTGAATTATCTTCTGAGGTATTGCAATTTGCTAAAACCAATAGAGTTATAACAATCAGGGAAACTGTGCATAGAATCTTAAATAAGATGGGAATTGAAAATGTTTTATTGAAGCATCCATTTTATAAATATCCTAAATATGATTTGGATAAAAAGTATAATCGTTCTTTGTCAAGAGTTGATTTCGATAAAAACACGGACATAATATGCAAAGCAAATAATATTGGAGCAGATATTGAAATATACGGATATAAAAATCACATATACTATTTCCATAAATTGAAAGAATTGGGATTTGATAAATATTACAAAGGTTATTATTCAAGAAACTTAAATGACATTAGTAAACTATATTCTGAAACAAGATATTTAGTTGATATGTCAACAATTAAAAATGATGGTGGAGGAACTCAATATACATTCTTAGAAGCAGAATACCACGATTGCGGATTGATACTTCATAAAAATTGGTGCAACGTTGCCAATAGTCTATATAAACACGGAGAAAACTGTTATGCAGTATCTAATGAAAAGGAATTACTTGACGCTTTAAAACAAAAAAAGCTAACAAGCAACCTGATTCCTACTAATGCTGAAAATGATTTATGGAAAAAAATACAGATATGAAAAGAATAGACCTAATCTTAAAAGAACACGGAATCAAAGTAGGACAGAAATGTGGAGACATTGAACCAAACATAACAGAGGACTGTATATTCTATGAGAATGATATTCCAATTGGATTTTACATCAAAGACATATCAAAACACTCAGAAAAAGCAGCGAAACTTGCAGAACTTGCCGACCAAGAATTTAGAAGTAAAAACGTTCCTAAGTCAATACTTGATAGAATGGAAACGGTACAACATTCAAAAAACGGAATGAAACGCTCCGAAGCAAGAAAGATTGGAGTTAGTCAAATGTCAACAATATTAGGAGGAGTTCCACCGAAACCTGTTATGCGTAGACCATACGCCACAATAAGCAGCGTTCATTCTGTAAAGTCAGCAAATACGTTTATCAAAGCTATGTTGATGTTAGCAAATGAAAGCGAGAAAATTATCAAAGAAATATGCCCAAACATTTGGGAAACTCAAAATGAAATATTCCAAAAACACGTAGACAAAAAATGGAGATTTGGAAATATGTGGACAAGCTCAATTTCAAACTACAATATTGCAGCACCATTTCATAAAGACACAGGAAACATTGAAGGGTGCGTTAATGTAATTATAGCTAAAAAGAAAAACGCCACAGGTGGAAACACAACCGTTCCTGACTACGGTGCAACTATGGATAGTTGCGATAATTCTATGTTAGTTTATCCAGCTTGGAGAAACGTACACGGAGTAACACCAATCATACCAACTCACGAAGGCGGTTATAGAAACAGTTTAGTATTCTATCCATTAAAAGCGTTTAAAGGATTAAAATAAAAAAATATGGGAAAACAATATACAAAACACGAATTAGAGAAAATGTCAATAGAAGCAATACAAAAAAATAAATTGTTTTTTATTCAAGACGTAATAGCATATTTACCAATTTGTTCAGCAACTTTTTACAACCACGAATTAGAAAAATTAGAAACTATAAAAGACGAACTAACAAAAGTAAAAGTTGAAATAAAAGTTTCAATGCGAAACAAATGGTACAAATCAGATAACGCAACTTTGCAAATGGGTTTAATGAAATTACTTTCAACAGATGAAGAATTACGCAAATTAAGTATGCAACACAATTTAAGCGAAGAATTTACAGAACAACCTTTATTTCCAGATGTTAATACGGACGACTGCAATAACTAAAATTGCAAAGTTAGACAAGCGAATAAAAATAATTCAAGGCGGTACGTCAGCAGGTAAAACTTTTGGTATTATTCCTTTGCTTGTAGATATTGCGACAAAGCACGAAAATATAGAAATTAGTATTGTAGCTGAAAGCATACCGCATTTACGCAGAGGCGCATTAAAAGACTTTGTAAAATTAATGAAATGGAGCAATCGTTTTTTTGAAGGAAGCTTCAACAAAAGTTTATTACGTTACGATTTTAAAAACGGAAGTTACATTGAATTTTTTAGTGCAGACGATAGCTCAAAGTTAAGGGGTGCAAGACGTGATATTTTATACATAAACGAATGTAACAATGTAACATTTGAAGCATACAACGAACTTGCAATAAGAACAAAAAGACGAATATATTTAGACTTTAACCCAGCGAATGAATTTTGGGTGCATACCGAACTAAAAGACGAACCCGACACAGACTTCTTAATTTTAACGTACAAGGACAACGAAGCACTTGATGAACGAATAGTAAAGGAAATAGAAAAAAACCGCTTAAAAGCCACGACAAGCAGTTATTGGGCTAATTGGTGGCGAGTATATGGCGAAGGACTTGTCGGAATGTTAGAAGGAGTTATATTTACCAACTACAAAATAATTGACACGATACCGCCTGAAGCAAAATTACTTGGTTATGGTTTAGACTTTGGATATTCAAACGACCCGACAAGCATAATAGAAGTTTACAATTACAACGGGCAAAGAATACTAAACGAAATATGTTACCAAACAAGTTTATTGAATAACGACATAGCAAAGAAACTACAAAAACACGTAATAGCATACGCAGATAGTTCAGAACCGAAAAGCATTGAGGAAATAAGAAGGACAGGGCAACAAATAAAAGGCGTAACAAAGGGAGCGGATTCAATTAATTACGGAATACAAATAATGCAGTCGCAAAATTACTTGGTTACTTCACAAAGCACGAATTTAATTAAAGAGTTGAGGGCGTATTGTTGGGATGCTGACAAGTCTGGTAAAACATTAAACAAACCGCAAGGAAAAAACGACCACGCTATTGACGCAGTACGTTATCACGAAATGGAAACATTAGGACTAAACAATACAAACGGGCAATATTTTATTCGATGAACGAACTTGAACAAATAATGCAAGTTGTTCAAATATACATATATGAAAAGACGGGTAAAAAAACACGAATATATTTACGAAATGTTGGAGATATAAATAAACTAAAACAAGCTTACAATTACATAAAAGAAAATCAACACAACAAATAACTAAAAATTTAATTATTAAGATATGAAGTTAGAAATAAACGTGCCATCAAGTTTAAGTGAAATTACTTTAGGACAATACCAGAAGTTCTTAAAAACACAAGAAGGAAGCAATGACGAAGAATTTGTTGCACAAAAAATGATTGAGTTATTTTGCGATATGCAGTTAAAAGATATTGTTAAAATGAAGCTTACAAGCATAAACGATTTAATAGCACACTTTACAAATATATTTAACGTAAAGCCACAATTTCAACCAACGTTTAAAATAGGAAGTCAAGAGTTCGGGTTTATAACAAATCTGGAAGAAATAACTTTTGGCGAATACGTGGACTTGGAAAACAATTTACAAAATTGGGACACGTACCATATAGCAATGGCGGTTATGTACAGACCAATTACACAAAAATTTAAAACGCAATATAAAATAAGAGATTACGAACCAATGGAAGAAATGCAAGAGTTGATGAAATTTGCACCTGTTGACGTAGCAATAAGCTCAAGTGTTTTTTTTTGGAATTTAGGAAGCGAATTGTTAGAAGCTACGGTTACTTATTTGGAACGGGAGATAATGAGGAACCCGAAAATGGCGGAGACTTTAGCGACACAGCTCAATTTGCAAAACAATGGGGGTGGTATCAAGCAATTTATGGACTTGCAAAAGGAGACATTACAAGATTTGACACAGTTACCAGCTACCGACTTACTCAATGTCTCACCTATCTTACCTTTGAAAAACAAAAAAACGAAATTGAACAAAGACAATTAAACAAACTTAAACGATGACAGGTTATTACAATTTATTAGACAAATTAAAAACACACTTTGACGCAGACGCAATTGTAAACACGGTAACACAAGGCGACATTTTTGATGTTGATTTAAGCAAACAAACTATATTTCCTTTGTTGCATATTATGGTCAATAACTGTACACTTGACGAACGAACAACAACTTGGAATATAAGTTTAATT